GTCTCTATCTTGGCAAATCGTGTTCATTCGGACTCCTGTGGGTCATTGCTGGTTTCGGGGTAGACCCACACTTCCGGGTTCTCGACGGGCATAGCCGCCCCGGAAAGCGGGCACTTGTAGTGGGTGGGAAGGACGCGATGCGGCACCGTGGGCACCTCGCCGGTGTCCGGATCTGGGTCGCCCTGGGGCAGGTTGACCACCATGTCCTCGACGCACAGGTAGCCAAACTTGGAACGCCCAATCGAGGGCAGCCCGTAGTCCTGTGCGTTGCGGAAATACTTGATGTAGCCCTGTGTGGCCAGGGCAGACAGACGCTCGCGGATGGTGCGCTCGCCGCCCAGGCCGGCCTTGCCTTCGAAGGCTTCGGCGAACTGGTTGGCGGTGTAGCAGTTGCCCTTTAGGCTTTCGTCGAGCAGGATCTGCAGGATCACATCGAGCTTGCGCAGTCGCTCGGCATCAAGCCGATGACCATATTCCTTGAGGACCAGCCGCTCGCTGCCGTTCACGATCATCCACTGGTTATCGACCTTGTCGACGCAGCGGGTTGGCAGTCCAGGACCGTTGCGCAACTCGAAAATCAGTTGACGCACCGTACTAGCCTCATCAGGCCGGTGCAGCATCAGGCTGGCGGAGTAGTAGCTGCGCAGGCTGCTCGCGCCGGCAAAGGCCTGGAACGGATCTTCTTCGAACTGGCGTTTGGTGATTTTCTTGGTGTGATGGACCAGGATCACGCCCGCGTCCGGATTGACCGCAAGGTGCAGCTTGGCCACGCGACGCGTGAGGAAAAACATCATCGCGTCGTTGTCGTTCTCACCGCCAACACCGCCGCCGTCAAACACGTTTCGAATCGGATCGATGGCAATGATGTCTGGAGGCTCGCCAGCAAAGTGGGCGCTGATGGACTGGATCAGTTGCTCCAACCCCTCGTCGTTGAGGACCAGTTGCAGCTGGGGCGTGACCATCAGATTGCGACGGGCAAGCGCCAATGCTTCCTTGGGCAGGACGATGTTGTGCATGCGCTCCTTGAGGTACGGGTAGCGAACCTCGGCCTGGATGTAGACAACCTTGAGCGGTCGCGCAGGCACCATGTCCAAAAACGCCACGCCAGCGGCCATGTGGGCAAGCCACGCCAGCAGGAAATCGCTTTTCCCGACCTTGGGCGCACCGCCGAACACGGTGACGCAACCGTGCATGACGATCCGGTTGGAGACGAGATCAGTTGGCACAGGGGTGTCGTCATCCAGGATCTCGCCCATGGTGTAGATGGGCAGAGCCGAGGTGCTGGTCTTGACCGTGATGCGGTCGCCAGCTGAGATGAAGGCCTTGCAGTCAAAGCCTTCGGCGACCGCATCAGCTGCATCCCACTTCTCTGGTTTTGATTCGGGCGGCACAACGATGGCGACCGAGCGACTGCCCGCCGCGACGCAGGCCTTGGCTGCACTTTCTGCGTAATCCCAGCCGGGGAGATCCCGGTCAGGCCAGATCACCACATCCTTGCCCCGCAGGGGCGACCAATCGGTCTTGTCGATGGGCGCGCGCGCGCCGTTCATGGCGGTGGTGGCCACCACCCCAAGCTCAATCAAAGCCTGGGCGCACTTCTCACCCTCCACAAGCACCACCTGCCTGGCTGACGCCATGGCTGGCTGGTTGTAAAGCGGACGCGGATCAGGGGCACGCCACATCCGGGCGCGCACATCCCAGGGCCTGAACTCCTTGCGGCCAGGCTCTGGGTCATAGCGGTAGACCCGGGCGATCAGCGTGCCGTCGGCAGTTTGATAGTCCCAGATGGCGGTGTAGGGGCCAAGTTCATCGACCGGCTGCTGCCGGACGTCGCGCTTGATGGATTTGCTGATGGGTGGCGCCACGCCACACCATTGCCGAACCTCTTCAAGGATCCGGGTGAAATCTGTCTTGACGGACAGGTTGCGCGACAGGCCCCAGGCATCGAACACATCGCCACCCATATCAGTGGCGAAGTCGAACCAAAGCCCGCGTCGCGCGCCCTCCATCTCAACCACGAGGCTCTTGCCGGGTGAACCGTCAATGTCACCCACATAGAACTTCCCACCCCGGATACGCCCTTGGGGGAACAGGAACAGCAGGACGGACTCGAGCCGATCGATCAGCGCATGGCGCAATCCTTCGATATCTTCTGTCGTCCCGGGTAAGCGATCCGCTGCATCGTTGAAGTCGAAGTAGCTAGACTCATGCATCAAGACCCACCCCAGCAGCGTTCCTGCCATGAACAGAAGCGGCACTCCTGGTGGGTTGGCGTGGTCGAGATTCGGGGAAGAACTTCCCCCGCATCGGTGGCCGTGATGACACGCACCGCCCGATCGGACATGCGCTGAGCGAGGCCACCATCGAAGGGGACCAACTCGAACCAGATTTCCTGGCTGTCCTTGTTGATGGCTGTGAAGAGCGCAGGGTTCTGCGAGATCCCCGGAATGCTGGCCTCCATGTAGGCCTGATAGATCGCCATCTGCGCGGCATAGACGGGCTTGGACTTGGCCACACCGTTCTTGACTGTGTCGCGCCAGGACTTGTCGTTCATGGTCTTGCATTCCCACAGCGCGGGATAGCCCATACCCAGTGACGCCGGTCCGCTGTTCAGGATGCCGTCGACGTGTCCCTTGATGCGGCCGCGCGCCACGGAAAATCCGAACTGACCACCCTGAGCTTTGCGGGTGTACAGGTCAAACCCGATCAGGCGCAGCCAACGGATGGCGAGGTCTTCCAGTTGGTGGCCCACCTCGAATACCCGCAGCAATCGACCAGAGAACTCCCGGCCTGGATCCACAGGCGTGCGGGTGTACTCGAACTGGAGCGCACGCTCACAGGCGACTCCCAGGCGTGAAGCGCCCAGATAGTCACGCCGCGTTTGCGCGTCGCGCTCCAGCGCCAGCGCGTCATCAATGAGCGAGCCGACCTGTTCATGAAATTTGGGACGGTGATTGAAGTCCAGCATCACACCCGTCCTTGCTGCCGGCCTGCAGCCTGCGTGGCAATACGCTGCTCAAGGAAGGCACGGTCCTTGGCAGCCATGCGTTCATGCTCTTCGAGCATGCGGTCCTGATAAGCGGACACGACCACATCGATGAGTGTGAGAACCTCCTGCCGGCTGTAGTCGGCCAGTGGCCGTTGCATGCCAATGGAGCCCACGTACTCACCCAGCGGGGCCAGGCAGGACTGCATGGCGGCGATCTCCATGTCACTGGGGTCGATCATCTGCCCCTCCGTTTTGTTCATGAGCTTGGAGAAGGCCTCCTGACAGCGACGCGAGCAGAACACCCACTTGTCGTTGTGGCGAGAAGGATCCGAATGGGGCACACGAGGGTTGAACCAGCCGAACCCTTTGGCTTTGCGGTGACAGACGGCACATTTCACGCAGCCTCCAGAACCTGGTGGGCGTGGGCATCGTTGGCCGCATTGACCAGACGAACGATGGCGTTGCGGTTGAACCGGAAGGACAGCAGCGCCGAGGCCTGGTAGCGGGTCAGACCAAAGTCAGCCCTCAACTCTGGCGGCAGATACTGGAGCTGCTTTGGTGTGGGCGATTCGTTGAGCCAGCGACGGGTCTTGTGCGCCGAGTCCTCGGATTCGTGGTCGTTCAGCCAGTCGTCGGCCTTGGCCATGCATACCGTGCGCTCACCCACCGCCAGCAGACAGGTGTTGATTCCCTTGCCGCCACCGATGGCATGCCAACGACCGTTGAGGAAGAAGATCCCGCCCCAGGCATTGAAACCCGTGGCCATGAGCGCGTCATCTGCGCCGAAGAGGTCGCACCAGCGAAAGTTCGAGCGGCTAAGCAAGTCGATCTCGCTCATCACGAACTTGTCGAGCACACCAGCATCCGGGGTCTCCAAGCGCTCCCATACGTGGTCACAGAACGGACACTCCATCACTGCCAAAGGCACGATGGCACCGCATTCCGGGCAATCCTTGGTGGGTGCCTCCCCATCGTGGTCATGCCCTTCAAGATTGACCTCTTGCTCCAGTGCGCCGTGCATGAGGCTGGCCGTGCCGAAGTCCAGCACGATGCAGTCGGTCTTGACCAGACCCGGGAACTCCTGCGGATCAACCGTGCGAAGACCCCGGCCCACCATCTGGATGAAGGTGGACTTGTAGGAACTCGGGCGCAACAGGACCACGCAGGATGTAGGCGTGTAGTCGTAACCCTCGGTCAGGACTGCAACATTGACCACCACCTGGGCGTTGCCGTTTTCATAGGCAGCCAACCGATCCTTGCGCTCGACATCAGACAACTCACCATGAATCAGGACGGCATTGATGCCCGCTTGATTGAATGCCGTGCAGACATCCGTGGCGTGCTCAACGGTTGAGCAGAACACGATGGTCTTGCGGTCACGCGCCTTGGCCTTCCAATTGGTGATCACGGACTCCGTGATCAGGGTCTTGTTGAGGATCGACGCGACCTCGTTCATGTCGAAGTCGATGGCGGTGCGCCGCACCTTGCGCAGGGCTTCCTGTGTGCCGACATCAATGACGTAGGTCCTGGGCGGTACCAGATGACCGCTGGCGATCATCTCGCCCAGGGTGATCTGGTCGGACAGGTTACTGAACACCTCACGCAGCCCCTTTCCATCACCCCGGTTCGGGGTGGCGGTCAGGCCACAGATGGCAGCCTTCGGGTTCTTGACCAGCACCTGGTCGATGACCTCGCGATAGCTGGGCGAGACAGCGTGATGCGCCTCATCAATGACCAACAGGTCCAGTGTTGGCATCTGCTCCAGATTGGCCTTGCGCGAGAGCGTTTGCACCATTGCGAAGGTGGCGTTGCCATCCCAGGACTTTTCGTTGGCGTCGTAAACCGAGGTCTTTAGACCAGGATTCACGCGCCCGAACTTGGACCGGTTCTGCCCGGTCAGTTCGGTACGGTGGGCCAGGATGCAGGCCTTGGCATCGGGCTCAACCAGAAGGCTGCCGGCCACGGCCGACAGCATCACGGTCTTGCCCGACCCGGTGGGCGCAACGGCCAGGGTATTGCCATGCTCGCCGAGGGCCGCAAGGGTCCTCTGCACAAGCAAGGCTTGGCGGGGGCGAAGAATCATGGCATCTCCCCCTTACTGAGCCCAGCTGGGACGACCCGGCACCGGTGCGCGTCCGGTGGCCTGCGCATAGGCGTTGGCAGCCGGCGCACTGGGTGCCGCAGGCGCTGCGCCGTTCATGTGCGCCGAGTACTCTTTGTGGTCAGGTGTGACGGCAGACTTGATGACGCACTTGTCCTGGCCGTTCTGGTCCTTCTCCCAGTCGACCTTGCCGACGAACTCAATACCCTCCAGGTCGGAGAAACCGCTGATGCGACGGGCGTTTTGAGCGGACGGGCTGCTGTCGCTGGGGTTGATGCCGCGAGCGGAGTTCAGGATGGCCTTGATGAAGGTCCGCCCCATGTTGGTCCACTCGGCACCCTTGGCGCTGTAC